TAAAAAAGTCTCATTCGTATGTTTTATTTTATCTAACAAAGCAGTCATGGCACTACATCTTTTATCTAGACTAGGTAGATGATAATGATTGCCTATCACATCTGTTGGTTTCCAGGTTCTTTCATACCCATAGTTTTCCCATATGGGTCTAATAATTCTTTTACATAAATTAGTTATTGTTTGTCCACATCGCCACCCTTGTTTTAACTCCTCTGCATCTCTTGACAATCTGTGATAATAATCTGCATCTGATCCTGCAAACTCAAATATAGTCTGGTCAGCGTCACCAACAAAATAATACTCTTTTGCTTTCGTTGCCATCTTGTCTAAAGCTTCTCTCTGTGGCACGTTACTATCCTGTGCCTCATCAACTATTAATGCATCTATGTCGGGTTCTACAGCTTTATCTATAAAATCCTGTATCATGTCTGCATAATCACAAACGTGATTATCTTTCTTGTATTGAAAGTATGGAAACGACATCTGTTCTATGGAGTTTAAATTATACGGTTTATAAATCTGTTTATCACACGTCTTCCAATGTTCTTTTAGTGTATTACCTTTGCCATATGCATCAGCCAGGTATCTATAAAACTTATGCTTGTCAGCATTAAACTCTGCCTCTGTCACTCTCTGTAATTTAAATAAAGAATCTATCGTTGTTAGATTCATGTGATCTGCATAACTAAAAACCTCTTTACGTCCAACCAATCTGCTTTTACAATACGAGTGTATCGTACAGATGTTATATTTAACTGCTTTTTGTGTAACACCTTGCATCTCCGGTAGTTTAAGTATCTCATCTCTTATCTCGCGAGCCGCAATATTTGTATGTGATAGTATTATTATTCTGCTGTAAGGATACATCATTAATAATTCTTTGTATTTATCTACAATCCACTTGCTAGTTTTTCTTGTTCCTGGTGGTCCTGATATAAACTTAGGTTGTTTCATCTGTCACCTCCTGGTATTCACCCTCTACTATCAGATCCTCTTGATCTATCTTTTGACCTGTCATACGCCATGATACACAGGATTTTGTTCCATACTTGCCATGATTCTTTTTTGCTTTCAATATGTTCTGACATTTTATAACAAGATCAACTCTTGGTAGATTTACTTTCTGTTTGTGTAGATAGTCCTCAAACTTGTCTAGATTGAATTCTAATATATTCTTTTGCACGTTATAGTATGGCATGCCAAAGTATGCTAATTCTTTTTTGTTTGTGTATGCTTTCTCTTCCGCAATATAATTTTTAAAATGTTTTATAAATCGTAGATCCTCCTCTGCCTCTTCCACATAGTTATTAGACTTTTCTCTTGCCTCGTACTTTCTACGCATAATTTCCTCAAAGTCTGCAGGTTTCATCTCAGGTATCCACACAGATGCTTTACTGATTACAGCATCATAGAATAATTTTTTATTACGAAGGGTAGGGCCATCTACTGTAATTGTTTTTTCAACGGCCTCACCCTGCACCACAGCGTTTATTTTTACAAAATATCTATCACTTCCGTATTCTATTATCTGCCCGATAGATTGTTTTGCCTCCTCACTTGTAGCTTCCTGTACACCTATCCAACTAAATATTGTTGCAATAGTTTTTGTAGAGCACCCAATGA